AAAAGATAGATTCAAATCAGCATTTTTAATAGATGGTGACCAGATGAGAAAATTATTCAATAATAAAGACTATTCCGAAAAAGGTAGACGAGATAATATCGAGTTAGCTCAAAATATAGCTTACTACCTACATCAAAATAATAGAGATGTAATAGTAGCAATGGTTTCACCTTATAGAGACCAACGTGAAAATTTCAAACAAAAGGTTGGAAATAAATTAACAGAATATTATATTCACACTAGTGAGGTTAGAGGTAAAGAAAACTACCATACTAACTACGAACAACCGCTTACTAATTTTATTGCTATAGATACAACAAATAAAACAGCGTCAGAAATATGTAATATTTTCTTTTCTGACTATATTTATTAGTATAAAAACTATATACTATGTTAGGACTAATCATTTTATTTACAATTTTAATTGTAGCTGGAGTTTATATTTATAAATCAGTAAATTCTAGTGCTATAGAACTTGATATAGTAACTGAAGTAGAAAAAGAAGAAGCTGCTATACAAGCAGTAGAACAAAAACTTGATGAGTCTATGAAAACCTTTGCTGCCGAAACAAGAGCGGCAATGAAAAAAGCAATAGAAGAAAGTAAAAAATCTAGTGCTTCTAACTAGATTCCTACCTATTTATATGTATATATCTAAACACAAATAAAGTATTATGTCAGAACAAGCAACAATCACCCAAGAGGAGTTACAGTCATTAAAAGGTTTACGTAACGAAGCAGATCAATTTGTAATTAATTTAGGAGAAATCCAATTCCAAAAAGTGCTATTTGAAGCACAAGAACAGAAACTTAAAGATGGTATTCTAGACCTAAAGACCAGAGAAAAAGCAATGGTAGATAGTCTAGTGGCTAAGTATGGGAATGTATCGATTGATATCGAGACAGGTAATATTAACTAAGTAGAAAGTTTTTAGGTTTTGCCATAAAGTGAACTATTTATTATTAAGAAACTAATTTACAAATATGGCAGGTATCGTTTACCAAATATCAATTGGACCTAAGAAACAAATTGGATCTACAGGTGAGATTGAACGTAGAATGAGAGAGCATCTCATTGCGTTAGAAAACGGTAGACATTATAACAGGTATATGCAAAACGCATATAATAAGTACGGATCTTTTACTTATGAAATCCTTTCAACTCACGGTACAAGAGAAGAAGCTTACATAGAAGAGCAAGTTCTTATAGATAAATTCTATAAAAAAGAAAGTTATCTTATGATAAATCCTATAGCAACACAACCGCCGATTAGAGTAGGATCTGAAAACCCATTCAGTAAAGAGGAGGTTAAACGTAAAATACTACAGGTAAAAAAAGAAAGAAATCTATTTACTAGATCTGAAAGTACTAAAGTCAAAATTTCCCTAGCAAATAAAGGAAGAAAGCAAACTAGAGAAGAGATAGAAAGAAGAAAAGCTATACTTGTAGATGTTGTTAAAACAGAGAAGTATAGGAAAGCTCTTGTAGAAGGGTGTAAAAAAGCATATAGTAAAAAATCTACCGAAGCAAAGTTAAAATCTTCCCAAATGTTTAGAGAAAATAATCCTAGTTATAAATTACAAGTTTGTAGTCACTGCCAAAAAGAAATTCAAGGAGCAGGTGCATTCAAAAGGTTTCATGGTGATAACTGTAAATTAAAAAATATAATAAATAACTAACATAAATGGAAACTTTAATATCTCCAGGGGTCTTTTTAAGAGAAAATGACCTATCTCAAATCACACAAGGACCTACCCAGGTTGGTGCAGCAATTGTAGGACCAACAGTACTTGGACCAGTTAACCTTCCAACCGTAGTTACTTCCTACAGTTCATTTAGATCTCAATTTGGAGCTCTATTTGTATCTGGTGGTAATAACTACGAGTACCTAACCTCTATAGCAGCTTATAACTACTTCCAACAAGGCGGTACTACTTTACTTGTAACGAGAGTTGCATCAGGTAGTGGAGTTGTCGGTGGATGGACTTCAGCTACAGCGTCTATAATAAGCCCTACTGGTGTAGCATTCACACTTGCTACTTTAGGTCAAGGTACTGTAATGAATAATGACTTCAGTGCATCACTTGTTAACAGTAGCCTACTACCATCAGGTTCAGTTAGTAATATTAGATGGGAGATAACTGCAGCCAGTACAGGTTCTGGTCTATTCACTCTTACAATAAGAAGAGGTAATGATTATGAAAATAGTAAGACTGTATTAGAAACATGGGCTAATCTATCTCTAGATCCAAACCAGAATAACTATATCAGCTACGTAATTGGTGATCAAACACTTACTCCAACTCAAGATCCTACAGATAATAGTTACTATCTACAGACAAGTGGTTCATATGTAAATCAAAGTAATTACATAAGAGTAGCTTCTGTTCTACAGCCAACACCTAACTACTTTGATGCTCAAGGTATACCTCAATCTCAATATACAGGTTCAATTCCAACAGCAGGATCTGGTTCAGCAAATGGTAGCTTCGGTACAGCAGTAGGAAATAACTTCCCAGCTAATGCTCCAGTTAACTTATTTACCAATATCCCTAATACATCAGACGGTAGTAGTATATCCTCAATATCAGGTGTAGACTACACTAAAAACATACAAGGTGTAAGTCAGTACGACTATAACATTGCATTAAGCCTACTAGGTAATAAAGATCAATACGACTACAAAACTATATATGCTCCAGGTATTACTTTACAGGCTGCTTCTTCAGTAGCCGGTGCGTTACTGACAACAGCACAAAGTAGAGGAACTGCTATTGCAGTAGTAGATACAACAGTATTTGGTCAAAATATTTCAACCGCTCAGTCAAAAGCACAAACTCAAGATAACTCATACGGAGCTACATACTGGCCATGGGTACAACTAGCATCAAATGAAACTGGTAAACTATTCTTCTGCCCTGCTTCTACAATCGTTCCTGCAGTATATGAATACAGTGATAAGATTTCAGCTGAATGGTTTGCACCTGCAGGTCTAACAAGAGGTGGTTTAACAACAGTTATTCAACCAGAAAGAAGACTAACAGTAGGGCAACGTGATCTATTATACGGAGCAAAAGTAAATCCAATTGCAGTATTCCCAGGTCAAGGTACAGTAATCTACGGTCAAAAGACTTTACAAGCTAAAGCTTCTGCACTAGATAGAGTTAACGTAAGAAGATTATTAATCTCATTAAAACGTTATATAGGTGGTATTGCTAATACACTAGTGTTTGAACAGAACACCCAAACTACTCGTAACTCATTCTTAAACCAAGTTAACCCTTACTTACAATCAGTACAGCAAAAACAAGGTTTATATGCATTTAACGTAGTAATGGATGATACAAATAACACTCCATCAGTAATTGATAGAAACCAATTAGTAGGTGCTATTTACTTACAGCCTACTAAGACTGCAGAGTATATCCTATTAAACTTCAATATCTTACCTTCAGGAGCAACATTTGGATCATAAGAAATAAAATAAAACAATGAATAATATAAAAATAAGAATACCTAAGAAACTATACGAATCTATTAAAGAGAAAGCTGTTCTAAGAGAAGAAGAAACTCTAAACGAGGATATACCTTCAAGTCAAGAACTTATGGGCATCATTGCAGGTATAAGCAGTCTTGGACTAGGTGGTCTAGCTATCGCTAAGATACAAGATTATATTAAGAAAAAGAATCCTGAGCTTTATAAGAAACTAGAAGATACTCACGCTACTATGGATAAAGCTTATAGAGGCGGTGTAGATGAATCTATTCAGAAAAAAAGCATCCGTAGAAAATAAGTTATAGTTTTTATTAACAAAGGATATTTATATTAAATAAACATAACAATGGCAGTACTGTACAGACATATTAGGTTAGATAAAAACGAACCCTTCTATGTAGGTATAGGTAAAACTGAGGAACATGGTAATAACTGTAAATTAAAACAAAATTAAATATTAAAACATGAGCGTTTTAGACCCTAACGAAATATTTTTCACCGCTTTTGAACCTCAAGTACAGAATAGATTCATAATGTATATTGACGGTATACCTTCTTACTTAATTAAGAAAGCATCAGCACCAGGCTTTGATGCAGGTGAAATCACTCTAGATCATATCAACGTTTACCGTAAGTTAAAAGGTAAGGTTAGGTGGAATGATATGACCCTAGCTCTTTACAATCCAATCACACCTTCAGGTGCTCAAGCAGTAATGGAGTGGGTACGTCTATCACACGAATCTGTAACAGGTAGAGATGGTTATTCTGACTTCTACAAGAAAGATTTAACTCTAAACGTTTTAGGTCCAGTAGGTGATATAGTTGGTGAATGGATCATAAAAGGTGCATATGTCAAGACAGCTACATTCGGTCAATTTGACTGGGCAACGGCAGACGCACTAGAAATCGATCTTACTATAGCAATGGATTATGCGGTACTCAACTACTAAGGTCGTATATTAAATTTCTACTTCTTTTATAAAACCTGCCTATTTATTAATATAGGGAGGTTTTTTTATGGATTATAGAAAAGTATATGATGCAATTATCGTAAAATCTAGAAATAGAGAATTAACAGGTTATAAAGAAGTACACCACGTTATTCCGAAATGTTTAGGAGGGGCAGATAAGAAAGAAAATCTAGCAAAGCTAACAGCTAGAGAACATTTTATTTGTCACTGGCTATTATCTAGACTTTATCCAACAAATCGAAAATTAGCTTTTGCATTTTTTGCTATGTGTAACCAACACGGAAGTAATCAAGAACGGTACATACCGTCGAGCAGAGTATACGAGGAAGCTAGATCAAACTACAGTAAATTAGGTTTTGACGAAAATCACCGAAGTAAGATTAGTATCGCTCAACTAGGTAATACTAATAACAGTAGTAGAGTCTATAAAGGTATGAAATCAGATATGACTCTAGAAGGTAAACAGAAACTGGCAGAAGCAAGAAGACGTGATCAGACAGGTAAAATTGGAGATCAAGCTAAAGCTAGTAAAGGTTGGGCAGTATGTGAATATGAAGATGGAAGAAAAGTAGAAGCAGGAAGTGTAGTTCAACTAAGTATGTTAGTAAATATACCTCAATCAACAATCGCCTTTAGATTGAATAAACTTCCAGGTCTACTAAAAAAGGGGTATATGATTTACTATAAAGATAAAAGACATGAAAAAAAGATAGATTAAAAGTATTATTTTGTCTATTTATATATATATAGATAAACACTTAAACAATTTATGACAACAGAAAAATTTAAACTACCGACAGAAACGGTAGAGTTACCATCTAAAGGGTTATTGTATCCAAAAGAATCACCTTTATCATCAGGTACTGTAGAAATGAAGTATATGACCGCTAGAGAGGAAGATATCCTTACTAACAGTAATTACATTAAAGACGGTACAGTACTAGACAAGTTATTACAGTCTCTAATCGTTACTCCAATCAACTTTGACGATCTACTTATTGGCGATAAAAACGCAATCTTAGTAGCTGCAAGGGTTTTAGGTTACGGTAAAGACTACACCTTTTCCTATGAAGGACGACAGGTATCTGTTGATTTATCCATATTAGAGAACAAAGCCGTAGACTATGATTTGTATAAATCAGGTCTTAACGACTTTACCTACACTCTACCTAAATCAGGTAACGTTGTGACCTTCAAGTTACTAACTCATGGTGATGAACAAAAGATAGAAAAAGAGATAAAAGGTCTTAAAAAGATTTCTCCTAACACTACTACCGATATCACAACACGGATGAAGTTTATGATTACATCAGTAAACGGTGATAGAGAACAAAAAGCAGTACGTGAATTCGTAGATAATTACTTACTTGCCCCTGATTCAAGAGCTCTACGTCAATACTACAACTCTATCTCACCAGACTTAGATATGAAGTTTATACCGGATTCAGATAGCTACACAGGGGAGGGTGTAAATATACCAGTTACTATATCATTTTTTTGGCCTGACACCGCAGCATAGAATCAATATATTCACTGAAATCCATGAAATAGTTTTTAATGGACAGGGAGGATATGATTGGGAGACAGTATATCAGATGCCTTTATGGTTACGTAGGTTTACATTTAATAAATTAAAAGAACACTACGATAAACAAAAAGAGATCCAGGATAAGCAGCAGAATATGCTAAGTAATAAGAGTGAACCTAAACCAATTGCTCGACCTGGTGTAACACCTAATTACAAAACATCAACGAAGGCGCCTAAAAAATAGGCGCTTTCACTATTTATATTTATGAAACTTAATTATCTTCCTAGACTTCTATTTGCAACATCTACACCGCCTACGGGAGGTGGTGCTCCTTCTGCTGAGGATGTAAAAAGAATGGAAGAGTTAGCTATTTTACTGAATAAATCAAAATCAATAATACCTATTCTACTTAAGGATAGTAATGCTTTCTACGAGACTCTTAGAAAATGGAATAAAGAATTGCTTGAAGCAGATGGTGGATTTATATCTTTATCGCAGACTCTACGTAGTGTAGTTAACGACTTTGGTGGAGTAAATAAGCTTTCACAAGACGTAACTAAATCTTTTACTAAATTAGAATCGCTTGCAAATAAACTAAAATATGATCAAAAAGGTATAAATGAGTTAAGTCTAAGTCAATTAAAGAATGTAGAGAAAGAATTAGAAATTGAACGAGACAAATTAGTTGAGACTAAAAAACTTCTTGACGCAAAATATAAAGTTAACGATCTAACTGATAAAGAATTTGAAAGGTTAATAGAGTTAAATGGACTTTTCGATGACCAAGGTAAATTAACTAAAGATACCGGTAACTACTTAGCTAATATACTACAACTAACACAGGATCGTATTGAAAAAGAACAGCTACTAAATAAAAATCTAGGCATATCCGGGGCACTGTTAAAAACAGCTACAGGTTATTTATCAAAACTAGGAGTAAGTAGTGAAGTTCTTGATAACATGGAGAAGAAGTTACGTAAAATTGCTGAAGTAAATAAAGTAACTGTTAAAAATGTTCTGGATACATTAAGAGATGGAATGAAAGAAGCTCTAGAAGATCCGGTGACTAAATTTACTGTTGGTTTAAGTTTAGTGAAATCTGGTTGGAATGGACTTGTTGGCCTATTTAAGAAAGGTTTTGAGATAGCTAAAGAATTTGATGCTACAATAGTTGAATCAGCACGAAGTATAGGAATGTCTAAACAGCAGATGATGGCTATGACAGAAGAAACTAGACATTCTGGTTACACCCTAAAGCAGACAACTAAGGCTATTGCAGATATGAATGAGCAGCTAGGCTTAAGTGTTGATTTAGGTGCAGCAAATACAAAAGAATTTGCCGCTATGACAAATCAAATGGGTTTAGCAGTAGATGAAGCTTCTAATATTCAAAAACTTGGCATCTTAACTAATACAGATTTAAGAGATACTAATAAAATAATAGCTGATACAATTGTTAGTAAGCAAAAAGAAAGCGGATTAGTGTTAAATAGTAGACAGATATACAAAGAAATAGGTAAATTAAGTGCTGGTATACTCGTTAATTTTAAGCAAAATCCTGGAAAAATAGCAGAAGCAGTAATTGAAGCAAAAAAACTAGGTACATCACTAGAAGATATTAATAAAATGGGTGAATCAATGTTAAACTTTGAATCATCTATACAGTCTCAAATGGAAGCTGAATTGTTAACAGGTAAATCGTTAAACTTAGAAAAAGCTAGATATGCTGCACTAACTGGAGATCAGTTAACTCTGGAAAAAGAAATAGCAAGTCAAGTAGGTTCATTAGCTGATTACCAGAAACTAAACGTAATTGCACAAAAATCTTTAGCACAAGCATTTGGAATGTCAAGAGAGGAAATGGCCAAAATGTTACAGCAGCAAGAAGTTTATGCTAAACTGGGAGATGTTTCTAAAAAATCTGCAGCAGAGCAATTAAAATATGCAAAAGAAAATCATATATCTCTATCAGAATCTGTATTATCCAATTTACAGCAGCAAACAGCTACCGAACAAATAGCAGCAGCATGGGATAGTATACAGCAGTCAATTGCAGCATTACTACAAGGACCGTTAGGTACGGTGGTAGATATAATAAAATGGATTTCTGAAAATACTTGGGCAGCGTATACAGCATTTGCTGCAATAGCACTAATAAACATAGGTAAATTGGTAACCGGGATAGTAATGATGGGACAGTCGTTATTTGGTTCGCAATTTGCTGCTAAACAGACAGAGAAATCTTTAGAGAGACAAACAGCAGCATTAGCAGCACAGATTCCAATTGTGACAGAATTGGCGGCGGTATCAGCATTAAGAGCAGAGGCTTCAATGACTGCAGCATTAGCAGAGCAGATTATAGCAGATACATTAACAGCAGGAATCGGAACACCCGCAATTATTGCGGAAGATGCTACAATTGCAGCAGGATTAGGTGTTGCGAGTAGTAGTATAGGTAATGTACTTTCGGATATGCCTAAATTCGCTACCGGAGGTATCGTAACAAGTGAAATTAACAATGCAACCGTGGGTGAAGCTGGACCAGAAGCTATTATACCTTTAAATTCACCAAGAGCTAATAACATTTTAGGTAATGGCGGTAATAATCAAGATACAGCTATGCTAGTAAGTGCACTAGCAGACTTAAGATCTTCAATTCATAAAGTAGCCGATAGACCGGTGAACATACAGGTAGATGGTCAGACACTAGCTAATACAGTAGCCAAGAACGTACCAACGAGTTATGGTAACCTATTAAACCCGTCATCAAGAGTATACGGCGGATAAAAGATAACTAATTATGTTAATAGATTTACAGACTGATTTAAAAAGCTTAAGATTTGGTAATGATAGACCGGGTGGAGGTGATAGCGGGCAACCTTTTATTCAAACTCCAATTCCTGATCAGGTACCACCTGTAAGTGCGGTTGGTGATCTTTACAATATATCAACAGTTGGGCCAACTATTCCTATTCAGGGTCTAGCCGATACACAACGTATTGCACGGTTCTTAAAATCATCTGCCGGTCAGATGTTTATTGAACGTCAACAGTATCTACAGTTAGCTAACCCGGACATACAATCAGGAAAAGAAGTGGCTATAGGTGGACCTGTTGGACTCGGTTTTCTAGGTGCTACAAGAATCTATAATGGATCAAACACGTTAGCCCAGGTATCGGTACAGGGGTCAGGATATCATTATGATAGACACGGGTATACACCGGTTAATTCCTACAGATCTACTTACGATTATGTAGTAACTCCTACTGAAGGTAATGATAATCCGCAAAGATTGGTTACTTTGTACAATACAAAGATTGCTAATCTACAGACTGGAACTACAGCACAAGATGCCAATGAACTTAACATATCATCAAATCCAACTCTACTAATACAATATGATGGTGGACCAAATTCGATAGGCGGTATTGGATCAACTGTAATACCTCGTTTCAGTAATACAGATTTACTTTACGGTCCTGCCGGTACAGGAATTGGAGCACCTATATTTGATGTCACTAAAACAGCTTCCGGTAATTTATTCCGAAATTATAGTGATATCGCAAAAATCGCTGCTGCTTCTGAAAACGGAAAAGGAGGTTATTATTATGATATTCAAACTTCTGGATCAAATCAACTTACCGATAAACTACCTACAGAAACAAATTCAACTACCTTACCTGAAGGATCTACTGTTGGAACACTGAACCGGGTTAACGCATCCTATACTTACAATTATGCTCAAATCACTGCTGCATATAATGGAAGTACTGTTAGAGGTAAAAACACAGACCATGCTATTCTAGAAGATTTTAGATCGGTATTTAAAAAGAATATAGCCTTTACTCAAGGGTATAGTAATAATGCTACTACCTCCTATAACATTGCCACTAGAAGCGGTATAGGTAGTCCTGGTAGTAGACCAATGAATCAAAGAGTTGACTACACAACACCGTACCCAGATGGACAGGATGTGATTAATAAACTTGATGTTAATGAAACTTCAACTGTTAAAGACCTCATAACATTTAGATTTGATACAGTGGAGTTAGAAAGTGACCAGAGAACTATTGGAGCAGAAGGTACTACAGCTCTAATTTTTAGAGCTTTCCTAACAGGTCTCACTGATAATCATGCTGCAGAATATTCTTCAGTTAAGTACGTGGGTAGAGGTGATAAGTTTTACACTTACGACGGTTTCACAAGAACTCTATCTTTTAACTTCAAGATAGCTGCACAATCAAGACAGGAAATGGAGCCTCTATATAGAAAGTTAAACTACTTGATATCACAAATGTACCCTGATTATCAGGGCTTCATAATGTCAGGTGGAGGTACATTAGGAAATGGATTCATGCGATCACCTCTGGTTAAATTAACTATTGGAGATTATATAGCAGCACAGCCCGGATTTATAACTTCGATGAATATAACAGTACCGGATGATTCACCTTGGGATATTAACCTAGAAGAATATGATGATATGTACCAGTTACCACATGTATTAGATGTAGCTTGCCAGTTTACTCCTATACATGACTTCTTACCAAGAAGATCTTGGATACCATTCGGTAAAGGTACCGGTAAGGAACAAAAAGATTATGCTAATATAACACCTCTAATAACACCGAACAAAGGAGGAAATGGTAATAACTGGAATATTGGTAAGAACTCGCAAACTGCAAATAACGCCGATATCGTTAACCCGGATAGCCTACCGTTCCAACCTCGTCCTCAAAGACAGGTTGATAATCAAATTACACCTATGACTGTTAAGGTACCATCTTTTTCACCACCGCCTACCACATTCCCACAATACTAATATATGTCAAGTAGATATACTTCAATACAGACTACAAAAAATCCTGCCGGAGTTACTTATTATATAAATAACATATATCCGGACATAGCTCCTACTCATAACGATATATACGTTATTACAACAGCAGGTGATAGACTAGATTTACTAGCGTACCAGTATTACAAAGATACTACACTATGGTGGATTATAGCATCAGCAAATGCTCTACCCGGTGATAGCTTAGTACCACCTATCGGTGTTCAATTACGAATACCCTCAGATGTTCAAAGTATCTTAGGTAACTACAGTCAAATTAATAGAAATAGATAGGAATAAAACAGTTATATGGCAGCAAAAAGAAATATACAGAATATCGTAGGTGGTCCACTAAGTAGCGATATTACAGATCAGTTAACACTTCGATTACAAGCATTAGGTGAATCAGGTACTCGTACTCATGAGAATTTACTTTATTTATCTAGTAAGAACTGTTGGATTAAGATGACCTCTTTTTCGGAGTTAGTCGGAACCGACACTCCTAAGCTTGTTGAGAACTTACTTGGAAATGAAGTAGCAGTTACAAGTACTACTTCACTCTCCAAAGATTGGGTGTTATCAGGAGGATCTCTACTTAATACACATACCGATAACGACCCTAACAGTAATGCACTAAGTAGTGGGTTAAGATCAGGTATTGGGAGATATACAGGTGCATACGGTGCAGGCGGTATTAATGAACTAGGTTACAGACCAATGCCCGGTATTCAATCTCTACAGATAGAATCTTTACCGCCTTACGGTGCTGTCTATTCCGCAACCATTAAGATTAAAGCCTGGAATCTAAATCAATTAAGCATTCTAGATATGTTATATTTCAGGCTTGGATTCAGATGCTTAGTAGAATGGGGTCATAGTGTGTATATTGATAAAAACGGTATTGTTAAGACAGATATCATAGAAACAATTAATACTAGAAATCCAAGTATAAGTACAGAATCTATTCAAGAAGATATAAAACGATTAAGAAGAGAGAGTGGGCAGAACTACGAAGCTATGATTGGATTAGTTTCCAATTACGACTGGACTCAAAATAGAGACGGTAGTTACGACTGTACTGTAAAACTAACAGGGTTAGGTTCATTAGCAGAATCACTAAAAATCAATAATCAGGATAACATGCCTACTACTGGTGTAACTAGTAATTCTTCAGATACTTCTAGTGACGGTACAGACACTAATCAAACCACCCAAGTAGTAGTAGATTCGGCGTTGAAAGCTTTCTTGGCAGGTATTTTAAATTTTTCAAAAGCAAATATAGTACCTCCTCCTCATACAGCACCTAACCAAAGAGTCAACTACTCAACTGCCGGTACACCTAACATACCTGCATTTCAAGAGTATATGAAGAAGGTTTTTGAAAGTTCTACTACAAATCCAAATATTTATATATCTCAACTTGATACTCTAACCGATAAAAACACTACACCTGGGTCTGATCTTGATTTATTTTCACATGGATATAGTCAAGCTTATGTAAAAGCTTCTACTGCAGATAAACCTAATATAGGTGTTAGACGGTTAGTACTCAACGACTTTGTTAATTACCTAACAGCTACTGTTCTAGATACCAATTCAGCAACTGGAAAGCCTATTGATATCAACACTACTCAACAATGTAAAACCTATATACCATTAAGCTTACTTTTAGCGTATATAAATATTTGCTGTATAAAACCAGAGAGTGGATTACATATAGATTTTCACCCCGATACAAGTCTATGTCTAAGACTACCTGCTCAAGTATCAATTGACCCGGGCATATGTTATATAGATATCGATCCAAATAGTTCTGTATTTAGTGAGATGTTTACATCGAAAAATATTGACCCTACTAAATTCACAAATCCACTCTCAATTGCTAGTGCAACTGGTAATGATATAAATACAGCTATAACCAATGTAAAATTACCAACCTACGTAAATACAGTCCAAGGAGATTATAAAGGTAACATAATGAACGTCTACATTAATGTAGAATATTTAATACAGATATACGATGATCAAATTAGAAGTGATCAACATAATAATATCTACCTTATAAAATATGTAGATGAAGTATTAAAAGGAGTACAAGGTGCAATTGGAAACATTAACGTACTATCTCTACTACCTAACCCAGACTCAACTTGTAATATTTTAGCTGTTTATGATAAACAGGTAACTTGGATTAAAGAAGCACCAGCTATTCCAACTATTCCGGTATTTGGATTAAACAACGCAACAGTAAGAGAGTTTAGTTTAAAAACAGAAGCAAGTACTCAATACGGATCTGCTCTAGCAATTACAGCTAACGCCGGTAATACTCCAAGTAGAACATTAGCTTCATCGGGTACTAATATAGATGTAAGTAGTTTATCCTCAATAAATCAAAGATTAAGAGATAGGCTAGCACCAGTACCGACTGTTCAAAGTGCAGCAGGAACAGAAAGAGTAGCACCTGCTTCTATAAAGGTACCCAGTATACTTCCTTCAACAGGAACACAGAATTTAACCTCAGGTACGTTTACTGGATTGGAAGATCTTACGGCTAATTTAAAATATCAACAAGCTCAAGCAGCAATACAGGATCAATTACAAACTCTAGGTAATAGTATCAATAAGTACATATCATATGCGTATGGGTTTAATAACTGCGGATTTACAGGACCGGCTAGATATTCACCAACCGATACGCCTAATGTATCTAACTTCTATACCGATGCATTACTTCAAACAAAGAATAGTAGTCCGGTTGCCGATACAGTAACTGCTAACGGTATCCTACCTCTAGCATTAAATATGACCCTAGATGGTATATCAGGTGTACCGCTATTTGAAGCATTTACGATACCGTCTAATAGGTTACCGGTTCAATATTTAGATACAAGAACCTATACTGCAGCTTCAATGAAAGATCCTGGACTTGTAACACCATTAATAGGGTTTACAGTGACAGGGGTTAATCATACCATAGAAGGAAATCAATGGACTACTCAAATTAGAGGTTCTATGATTAATCTACCTTCTGGCTCTAGAGTAGCTCCCCCACCACGTCTAAATGCACCTAATGTAAGCGCACCTACTACTGTAAATCCGAGCCAAGTAATACAGAGCACATACATCCCAGCTCTAAATAAAGCACTTCCTAGCATAAGTAAAGGAGCTAAATTACTACTATCGGCACAAGCCCAGAACGAAGGATTCTTCCCTGGATCTAAATCATACAGAACAAATAACCCAGGTAATGTCGGCAATACCGGTACTGGAACTAAAACTTTCCCAACTCTTGAAGCTGGTATTCAGGCACAATGGAATAAAGTCTTAAAAGGAGCTTTTAATGGCACGTCTCAATATTATAAACCGACTGATACACTACTTCAGTATTTATCTAATTATGCACCTGTTTCAGATGGTAATAATCCTCCTCAATATGCTAATTTTGTAGTAGGGTATTTTAAAAAACAAGGTGTAACTATAACACCAAATACGACATTAGCTGAAATAAATAAAATCGTTTAATCTCATGCCAATTAGATATTATCCTTCAAATAGAGTACAGACTGGTCTAAAGACCCAAGGTGGTGAGTTTACATTAAATGGTAATGATTATAAAGGACTGTACTATACAACCTATGATGGAAACACTTTTAGTGGACCAGACCCTGTTACAGGTCCTTCTTTGAAGTTACAACCTGCACTAATTCAACCTGTGACTCTAGATCCAAATGCTACTGCCGAGCAAATTACAGCAAATCAAATCTATAACTCTATTACAACTGTACCTAATTTAGCTACTTTCCAAGTACCTAAATCTTTTAATCCTCAACCAACTGATCAAGATTATAAAGCAGGTTATTTGACAAGGTATTTTGCTAAGAAAAGAACTATGGCCGGATTTGTTATTGAGATAGACCAGCCTACCTACACTTCTTTACAGACTGCCGATAGTGTTTATGATTATATAACTTATCAGGCCACAAGTGTATTGTGGCAATTAACCGGGCCTTTACATAATACTAGACCTCCGGGCAAATATCCAATCGCCGGTATTATTGATACAAATACAAGACTTGTAGCAGCTAAAGAACCAACTTTCCAAGGTTTAACAGATTATATTGGAGGTAACTATACTAAATTTAGTAAACCTACTAATTAGAAAAAAAAGTTGGAAATGTGAAAATAAGTTCATAACTTACAACAAAAGGTTTTGATGTTTTACATAGTAGAAACGAGTGAGCAGCTAGCTAGGCTAGTCTTAAGAGAAGATTGTTATATAAAGGTTATATTAGGTAGTGATAACTATCATCCTGAATTAAATTATGTTAGTCTAATTTACATAAGAGATAAGTATAGCGGGTATATTCTGGCTATTAATCATAGTGAGACTCTATCTTTAACTCTAGAAGAAGTCCAGGCATTTTTAGCTGGGTATAAAAAGGTGTACTGTCAAGATCAAAAATTGACATCTAGATTCATTAAGCATGATAATATAGTTGATATCAATCAAACTATTCTAGATCAGGAAAATAAACACGTTATCTTTGAATGTACACCTAAAATTATACAACACTACTATACCGATCATTCACTACTCCCAAATCTCAATAGTATCATTCCTGTATCTAAGCATTATGAAAAATGTGAATGTTTATATGACCAGGTTAAAGCCTATATAGGAAAGGAAGAAGCTATAACTTTTAATACTAATCTAGCTAGAGAATACAGTAGAATAGAGAGTAATGGGATTAAAATAAATCCAGCTATCTTTGATAAGTATTATGAACCAACTTGGGGACCTTATTCAATTAAAGATGACATAATCTATACTTCCTACAACCTCTATAACCTGACTGCTAGACCTACAAATGCATTTAATGCCATAAATTTCCTTGCACTCAATAAAGAGGATTCTTCAAGACAGGCATTTATACCCAAGAATGATTTATTTGTGGAGTTTGACTTTGAAGCCTATCATCTAGCTCTAATTGCAAAACTGGTTGGATACAAATTCGATACCGCTGAATCTATTCACACACAGTTGGGTAGCCATTACTTTCAAAAAGAGGAATTAACAGAAGATGAATATCAAGAAGCCAAAGCAATATCCTTCAAACAGATCTATGGAGGAGTACAGAAAGAATACAAATCCATACCATTCTTCCAGGAAATAGAGAAGTATATTGATAAGTTATGGATTGAGTATCAAGAAACAGGTAAAACTATATTGAGAACAGGGAGAGCCCTACATCTCTCAAAGATCTCTTTGAATCCACAGAAACTATTTAACTATAGTATACAGAACGAAGAAACTAGACAAAATGTAACTTTCTTGATCGAGATTAATTCAATCCTAAATAGGTATAAGAGTGAGGTAGTATTAGTGGTTTACGATTCTTTTTTACTAGATTTTTCACTAGAAGACGGTAAAGAAGTGTTACTAGAAATTAAAGAGGTAATTGAGAGAGAAGGGTTTAAAGCTAAAGTAAAAGTAGGTAAAGACTATGCTTCCCTTACAAGAACAAGCTATTTATAATTAAAGAAAACAGTTATGACAGAACAGATAAACATTTTCCAATTGAGCAATAAATTATTTTGCACCTTTACTGCTAAAGATATCTTAGACGATACTCTTACAACTATCACAACACATTACAGTATTCTGTACAATAAAATATTTGTATTGGAGATAGTGGATGGTGAAGAGTTTCTTGTTACCTATAATATTGACCCGCATAATTCAAGTAGCAGTGTTTTAAAGAACACCATACTTCTACATAGAAAGAAAGAATCTAATACATTATATACCATCAATGGTTTAAATGCACTAATACGTACCTTAAACGGCGGTACCGTAGATCCTCAATTTAAAATAAACTGGCAAGACCATCGTAACACCGTTTTACTTACTCAAGGTCCTGATCTAAGACAACTGAAAACAAAGATTTTTAAGATTGTAGCACTTTAATTCAAGAAAAAGTTGCTAATCTAACTAGAAGTCCGTATATTACTCTTATACGGCAATATAAACACTGTATATTATTAATTCACAATAAAACAGCTAAAAACATTATTTTACACCTATTTATTATAGTACAGCCACTGCCATGGCAATAAATTTACTAAGCTCAAGATTGTTAGGGTATGGCAGTATCCTTTTGATCAAGAGCTTTTTCTATTTACTATAATGGTGGGTATTTATAAAATCACGAATCCAAAAGGAAGAGTCTATGTTGGGCAAAGTATTGATATTGAAGCTAGATGGAAACAGTATAAAACTTATCTAGGAAAAGGGCAAATTATTCTTGAACGCTCTATTAAAAAATACGGAATAGAGACACATACTTTTGAAACACTAGAAGAATGTTTAGAGCAAGACCTAAATCAAAGAGAACGATACTGGCAAGACTATTACGAAGTATTAACTGAGAAAGGATTAAACTGTAAGTTAACTAAAACAGAGCATAAAAGCGGAAAAATGTCAGAAGAAGCTAAGAAAAAGATGTCTGTAGCTAAGAAAGGGAAGTCTAAATCAGAAAGGCATGTAAAGCAAATGTCGGAACAGCGAAAAGGTAGGAAACTCTCAGAAGAGACAAGAAGAAAAATATCTGAAGCTCACAAAGGTAGAGAGCTCTCAGAAGAGCATAGAAAAAATATATCTAAAGGTATTACAGGTAGAGTGGAATCTAAAAAAGCTGTAGAAATACCAGCGCTAGCAAAGTATAGAATTCTACCGAAAAATGCATTTACAGCAGGTGGAATAAACCCTATGACTAAGACCTTAATTCACATAGCAACAGGACAGGAATTTAAAAGCTGTACAGAAGCAGCATCGTATTTCAAGATATCTAAAAACACAGTAACTATTAGAATTAAACAAGGTGTTTTTATCGTAAAACAAAGTTGATAGTTTGACTTAAAGTATCTATATTAGACCTATAGTAAATATTCACAATTATATAAAAAACAGCAAACATGGATTTAACAGCAATTAAGAGCAAGTTAGCTTCACTGCAACAAAAAAGCAATGGAGGCCAAAGAAAAGATCTAAGCCAGTTAATTTGGAAACCAGGCGTTGGTAAACACGCAGTAAGAATTGTACCTTCGATGTACGACAAGCACAATCCTTTTAAGGAATTATTTTTCCATTACGGAGTAGGAAACCGTACAATGATCTCACTAGCCAACTTCGGTGAGAAAGACCCAATCGTTGAATTTGCCGATCAGCTAAGAAAGACTAGTGACAAAGACAACTGGGCGATGGCTAAAAAACTAGCACCTAAGATGCGTGTATTTGCACCTGTTATCGTAAGAGGTGAAGAAGAAAAAGGCGTAAGGTTATGGGAGTTCGGTAAACAAATCTACATGGAGTTACTAGCAATCGCTGAAGACGAAGATGTACAAGACTATACCGATCCAGTAGAAGGTAGAGATTTAACAATCGAAACTACTGACGCAGCAACTAATGGTACTGGTTTTAATCAATCAAAGGTTAGAGTTAGAACTAAGATCACACCTCTATCACCAAACGGTAAAGATGTAGAGGCTTGGTTACAAAACCAACCAGATCCAATGAACCTGTTTAAAAAGTACGGGTATGATGAAATGAAAAACTCATTACTAGAATGGTTAAATCCTTCTGAAACAGAAGAAGTAGCTGAAACACCAGCACCCACTGTAGCAGCACCGGTAGAAAAAGTAAAGTCAAATTATTCATTAGGTAAGAAAGCATCTCCATTAGATGTAGATAAAGCCTTCGATGATATATTTGCACCTACAAAAGCAGCTAAAGAAATAGAATCAGACGACGATTTACCATTTTAATTAAAACCAATCAATTTAACAGTTTATGGCCAAAGCAGAAAAGGGTATATCCCTAAACGCAAAGTTATCCGATGCGATCAATACACTACCTGATTTAAGCGGGTTTAAGAAATCTAAAAACCTAGCATCATCACCGGTCAAGTTTAAAGATCAAGAATGGATACCTTTATCGGAAGCTTTCAAGGATACAGTTTCTGTACCTGGAATACCGAAAGGACATATAACGCTGTTGAGAGGTCATTCTGATACAGGTAAGACAACCGCTTTACTAGAGGCAGCAGTGTCGGCACAGAAGATGGGAATCTTACCTGTATTAATTATTACAGAGATGAAATGGAGTTGGGAGCATGCCCGTCAAATGGGTTTTCAATTCCAAGAAGTAGCAGATAAAGATACAGGAGAGGTAGTAGATTATGATGGATTCTTCTTATACGTAGATAGAGAGAAATTAGGAACGATTGAAGATGTGGCAGCATTTGTAGCCGATATTCTAGACGAACAAAAGAAAGGTAAGTTACCTTATGAATTATGTTTCTTCTGGGATTCAGTTGGATCAATTCCATGTAAGATGTCAGTTGAAAAAGCATCTAACAACAATGAATGGAATGCAGGTGCTATGTCTACTCAATTCGGCAACTTCATTAATCAGAAATTTCCGTTATCAAGAAAAGTAAACCAAGTCTATACCAATACCTTTGTAGCTATTAATAAAGTTTGGGTATTGAAGCCAGGTTCACCAATGGAGCAGCCTAAGTTGAAAAACAAGGGTGGAGATACGATGTATTTCGATGCTAGTATGGTTATTACATTTGGTAATATTGCTAACTCAGGTACCAATAAAATCAAAGCAACAAAAGGCGGTAAGACTGTACAGTTTGCTAAACGTACTAAAATCTCTTGTGATAAAAATCACGTTACCGGAGTAGAAACAGAAGGTAAGATAATAATGACCGCTCACGGATTTATAGCCGACGACAAGAAAGCAATCGACAAGTATAAAAAAGACTATTCAGCAGAATGGTTATCAGTTCTAGGAACAACAGACTTCGATCTTATTGAAGAGGCAGCAGAAGATACAAGAGATATCTTTGATGCTTCAGAAGCAGAATAAGTTGCTAGACTGAAAAAAAGTCCTTATATTTAGTTATGACACGCATCAACATCGGGATTTCACCCCGGACTTTATCTAATCAGCATTTAATTGCCGAGCATCGAGAATTAAAACGTATTCCAAACGTAGTATCTAGAGGTAGGTATAATCCTAAGTCTATACCGGCTAAGTTTAGCTTGGGTAAAGGCCACGTTTCGTTCTTCTATGATAAAATAGGCTACCTCAAAGAGAGGTATCGAGAATTATATCAGGAATGTAAGCGTAGAGGATTTAACGTGCAGAACTGGGAGAGCTCTTGGGATGAAGTACCGGTAGAGATGATGAATACCTATCAACCTACTCAAGAAGATATCCGGATTATAAGTGAGAGAATTGCAGATAGACTTGCAAATCCTCTTGCCAAGCAAAAGAAACAATCTAAATTAACCACTAAAACAGTGTAGTGAATAAAGAATTTAAAGCAATCATAGATGGGCTAAAAGAATCTAAAGAAACTCCGTTACATAAAAACAGTAGAATTCTACTTATAGATTCGTTAAATACCTTTCTAAGAAGTTTCGTAATGATCCACCATTTAAACCCTCAGGGAAATCATATTGGGGGTTTGACTGGGTATCTAAAATCAATTGGTTTTGCTATCAGGCATATCAAACCAACCCGTGTAATCCTTGTCTTTGATGGACATGGAGGGTCAACTAATAAAAGATACCTGTATCCTGAATACAAAGCTAACCGTAAGATCAATAAAATCTCAAATTGGGATGGATTTGATTCACAAGCTGATGAATCTGCATCTATTACAGATCAGTTAGTAAGACTGGTAGACTATCTAAAATGTCTACCTGTGGATATGTTATCAATAGATAAGATAGAAGCAGATGATGTTATAGCACATATCAGTAATACAACAGGTGATTCGGTACATATAATGTCTTCAGATAGAGATTATTTACAGTTAGTATCAGATAGGGTAACAGTGTATTCACCGGTGAAGAAGAAGTTCTATACACCAAAAGCAGTTCTAGATGAGTATGGTATACCTGCCAATAACTTTCTAACTCAAAAGATTCTACTTGGAGATAACTCCGATAATGTACCTGGAGTCCAGGGGTTAGGAGTAAAGACAATGTTAAAGCTATACCCGGCCCTAAAAGAACCTGAGACTCTACACATAGAGCAGATCTTAGAACATGCCGAAAAAGAGCAAGGAAAGTATAAGAAAATCTATGACTTCCGTCAGCAGCTAGCTATCAATAAGCAGTTAATGAATCTACATGAAGTTAATATTCCGGAAGAAGATCTAATAAGGATTCAACACGTAATAGATAATCCTAATATGAATGTAGATAAAGCTACCTTTATGAAGTATTACGCTGAGGATTGTTTAGGTAACAGTATACCTAATGTAGCAACTTGGTTTTACGATACCTTTCAATATTTGACTGGATTTAAGTTGGCGGTCTGAGATTAAGTAGTTATATTAAAATAAAACAGTTATAGAATGACCACACTTTCAAAATTATCCGAGTATAGCTCAAGCTTTCAGATAAAAGTTATTACCTCTTTATTAAAGCATAAAGAATTTCTAAACACAATACATGATATCTTAGACCCAGAATCCTTTGATAATCCAGCACATAAATGGATTATAGGTGAGATTCTAAGGTATTATAAACAATATCACACCGTACCTTCTCTAGATTCTCTGCAGGTTGAAGTTAAGAAGATTGCAAACGATGTCTTAAAGGTATCTGTTGTAGAACAGCTAAAAGAAGCTTATAAGACAGTTAACGAAGATAGAGAGTATGTAGAACAGGAGTTTTCTTCTTTCTTAAAGAATCAACAGCTAAAGAATGCTTTATTCTCTTCTGTGGACCTACTACAGACCGGACAGTATGATAGTATTCGAAGTATTATTGATCAGGCTCTAAAAGCAGGTCAAGATAAGAATATCGGACACGAATACGTAAAAGATGTAGAATCTCGATACAGAGAAGAAGATAGATCACCTATACCTACTGATTGGCCTAAAGTAAATGAACTACTGATGGGAGGATTAGGATCTGGTGATTTTGGTATTATATTTGGTAATCCGGGAGGAGGTAAATCACATTGTCTAGTATCGATTGGTGCCGCGGCAGTAAAGCAGGGGTACACTGTATTACACTATACTTTAGAATTATCAGAAGCCTACATAGGTAAGAGATACGATGCTTGTTTTACAGAGATTCCTATTGATCAATTAAAAGATCATAGGTCCACACTAGAGAAAGTTATATCAGAACTTCCCGGTACATTGATAGTAAGAGAGTATTCCCCCGGTAGAGCTACTATGAATACTATCGAATCTCACATACAAAAATGTAGCAGTATGGGCATTAAGCCTGATCTAATCCTAATTGACTATGTAGACTTGCTTAAATCAAAGAGAAAGTCAACAGAGAAGAAAGATGAGATTGATGATGTGTATACGGCAGCAAAAGGTCTAGCCAGAGAATTAAAAGTACCAGTTTGGACTGTATCTCAGGTTAACCGTGCAGGTGCAAAAGACGATATTATTGAAGGAGATAAAGCAGCAGGGTCTTACGATAAGTTAATGATTGCCGACTTTGCAATGTCCTTATCAAGACAAAGAAAAGATAAGCAAAACGGTACAGGTAGATTCCACATTATGAAAAATAGATATGGAATGGACGGTATGTCGTACGGTGCTACTGTAGATACTTCGATAGGTAAGATTGTATTTGAGGATGGTGAATTAGAGGATACTACGTTTGCACCAAATTCAGGAAGTGCAACAAGTACTTTTGGAGGATTTAGCTCAGTAGAAAGAGACCAATTAGCTAAAAAATTCTACGAATTAGGAGGATAGGGCCTATTTATTATTACAAAACAGATCAAGCTATGAGTACAAATCTACTTTCAGTATATAAGAACAGCAAAGATGTATTAAATCCAAAAAAATACATTCCATTAAAGTACGATCCTCTTTTAAAAGAGGTTAACGGTAAGACTGTACCGCCACATACTAAGCTATCTCCAATCGCTCCTCCTAAGAAATATAGAGATTACATCGCTTCTCTAAATGGGAAGTACTAATTAACATTTATTAAATTTTATTTATTCACAATCATAAAAAATTGAATACTAGACGTATGGACGTTTCGCAAAGCATTTTATCAGACCTTACGGTATATATGAAATATGCAAGGTTTATCCCCGAATTAAAAAGAAGAGAAGTATGGAAAGAGATTGTAGACCGTAATAAGGGTATGCATATTGAGAAATTTCCGCAGTTAAGAGAAGAAATAGAAGAGGCCTATAAGCTAGTCTATGATAGAAAGGTTTTACCTTCTATGAGATCGTTACAGTTTGGTGGTAGACCAATTGAATTAAACAATGCCCGTATCTATAACTGTTCTTTCTTACCAATCGATGATTACAGATCATTCTCAGAAGCAATGTTTCTACTGTTATCAGGATGTGGTGTAGGTTTCTCAGTACAGTTACATCACGTAGAAAAATTACCTGAAGTTAAAGTACCCACTAAATCAAAACGTTTCTTAGTAAGTGATAGTATTGAAGGCTGGGCAGATGCAGTTAAGGTTTTATGTAAGGCTTACTTTACAGGCGGTACTCTACCAAAGTTTGACTTTAGAGATGTACGTCCAAAAGGAGCTCTACTAATCACATCAGGCGGTAAAGCACCAGGACCAGAACCTTTAAAAGAGTGTTTATTCCAAATTCAAAAGATTTTTGACAGAAAGAATACAGGAGATAAATTAACTTCTTTAGAATGTCATGACATAGTTTGTTTCCTAGCAGATGCAGTACTATCTGGGGGTATTCGTAGAGCGGCTCTAATCTCTTTATTCAATCTAGATGACGAGGATATGCTGACTTGTAAGTTTGGTAATTGGTGGGAACAAAATCCTCAAAGAGGTCGTGCCAATAACTCTGCAGTTATCCTAAGACATAAGATAACAGAAGAAGAATTCTTCAAGTTATGGAAGAAAATAGAACTATCAGGTTCAGGAGAACCAGGTATGTATTTCTCTAACGATAAAGATTGGGGAACAAACCCATCACTACGGGCAGGTACTAAGGTAATTACTACTAATGGAATTTTTAACATAGAAGATCTTCAAGATACAGAGTTTTTCGTGAAGAACTTAACCGGGGAGACTAGTAAAGCTAAATGCTGGTTATCTGGGAAAGATAAACAACTCTACGAAATTACACTACAAGGTAATAAGAAATATCATGCAACTCCGGAACATGAATGGCCTGTATGGAATGGCAAGGAATATGTAAAGGTACAGACAAAAGACCTGCAGAAGGGATATCAATTCCCTACTTTAAAACAAGACTACTTATTCAACGGAACAAAAGGAACTATAGATGAGGGCTTTTTGTTAGGGTGGAATATAGGAGATGGATGGGTTACTGAAAACAAAAACGGTCGTAATAACATAGGATTTATTTTCTCCCCTAAGGATATAGAAAGCGATATACCCAACAGGATTTTAGCTTTTATAAACAGAGAAACATCTTCAAACATACAAGGAACTTTAAATAAGCAAAATTGCCTTGAATACACTACAGACAGTGTTTACCTGAACAATCTTTTTGAAGAGTATGGGTATAAACACAAGTCTAGGGGTCTTCCTGAAGCTACGTGGAGGGAAGGATCAGAAGAGTTTAGAAAAGGTTTGATAGACGGTATGTACTCAAGCGATGGAGGAGTTGAGAATCCTAAACACGGAAGAGCGGTAAACTACTACACAGTACATAGCAAACTAGCAGAAGACCTATCAGAATTATTAGGATTTTACGGAATTAAGAGCAGTATTAGAGAGTATACTAGAGATTTAGTAGCTTTCGGTAGAGAGTATAAGGAACATACGACCTACGTAGTAAGTGTGACAGATAGAGAAAGCATCCTGCATTTTGCTAAACTATTTAACCTTACTTCTAAAGAAAAGCAAAAGAACCTAGAAGATATAGTATCTAAACTAGTGAGTAGTCGATATAAAGCCCATGTTGATTCAGATAAGATAGCTATAATAGACATTAAGCTATCGGACGTCGTAGAAGATGTATGGGATATATCAGTTTATGACAGTACACATACTTTTCAGATATCACACTGTATAACAGGAAATTGTTGTGAGATTGCTTTACGTCCTTATCAGTTCTGTAACTTATGTGAAGTGAATGTATCTGATATTGAATCACAAGAAGATTTAGAGGCTAGAGTTAAAGCAGCTACTCTAATCGGTACCCTACAGGCATCTTATAGTGATTTCCATTACTTAAGAGATATATGGAAAAAGACAACTGAAAAAGATGCTCTATTAGGAATAGGAATGACAGGTATTGGATCTGGTGTAATTTTAAACTACGATTTAGAGAAAGCAGCTAAGGTAGCTAATCAAGAAAATGCTAGGGTAGCAGAAATACTTGGCATTAATAAAGCAGCTAGAGTAACAACAGTTAAGCCATCAGGTACTAGTTCACTAGTATTGGGTACATCATCAGGTATACATGCATGGCATAACGATTATTATATAAGAACAATTAGAGTAGGTAAGAACGAAGCTATCTACAATTACATAGCTATTAACCACCCTGAATTAATTGAAGACGATTTCTTCAAACCTAATATACAGGCTGTAATTTCTGTACCTCAAAAAGCACCTAAAGGCTCAATACTACGTACTGAATCTGCTCTAGAGTTACTAGAAAGAGTTAAGAAATTTAATACAGAATGGGTTAGAGAGGGTCATAGAAAAGGTGCTAACACTAATAACGTTTCAGCAACCATTTCAATCAAAGATTCAGAATGGAAAGAAGTTGGAGAATGGATGTGGAAGTATAAAGAAACTTTTAATGGATTATCAGTACTACCTTACGATAACGGATCTTACATGCAAGCACCTTTTCAAGACTGCACGGAAGAGAAATTTGAAGAAATGTCTAAATACTTACATGCAATAGACTTGAAAGATATTATTGAAGTAGAAGATAATACAGATTTAACAGATCAAGTGGCCTGTTCCGGAAACTCTTGTGAGCTCGTATAACCAATGATTCACGATAATTTAGTTCAAAATATAATAACAGGGTTATATCTTGTTATTAAGTACCATAGATAGGTAGGTCTTTTAAAGATTCTACCTATTTATTATTAAAACAATTTAACTACACTAAACTATGACCTCATTAGTAAAACTGTACGAAAACATACTTAACGAAGTTTCAGAAGAACAGCTTCGTACACAGTTCGTAGATTCTGGTAAAATCTCAGAAGAAGATTTCGATCAAATTGTAGCTGCATCAAAAGGTAAGACTGCCTACATGACCTGGCTTTGTGCTAGAGTAGCAAAACAAGATATCAAAGCAGAAGATATCTATAAGTTTGAAGACTACTTAGATGTGTTTGAAAAGAATAAAAGATTCTTTCCATCTCCAGATATTAACTCTTATAGAGATGCACGTCAAGTTCAAGACTTTATATCAAAAGCAATTGAGATTGCCGAGAAGAATATCGACCGTACAGGTGGTGATATGGAAGCAGGTAAGAATTTAGTGCCGCTTCAAGGTGTAGAACAGCTAGCATCAGTAGGTATCAAGCTACTAGGTACTGTAGACGGGTACCAATGCTTTAAAGTTCCAAAATCAGCTAATAACAAGGAAGCTTGGGAAGTATACAAGAAGTGGTTAGCTAACTGTTCCGGTAGATCACAAGGTGCAAAAATTGAAATTTGTACAATGGCTGGATTTAATAACTACCAACGTTACATAAAAGATGGTGACTGCTACGTATTCTATAACTTAAACGATCCATTAGCACCATATCAATTCCACTATGAATCAAATGAATTCAAGGATAAGAATAATAAGCAGGTAATCTAATAAACATACATAATATGACACAGGGCAAACTAAAAAGACTTATAAGAGAAGTCGTGGAAGAAATGATAGAAGAACGCCGTTACATAAGAGAATGGAATCCATATCTACAACCAGACGAAGATGAAGAAGACGGTACACTTGTAATGGACCCAGACGAAGATACAGAAACAGTACCTGAACCTCCAAAAAGACGCCGTCATTTAACTCCTGACCCTAATACTGTACCTAAAACAGAACCAAAAGCTAGATACGGTGGTGCACTAGATGAAGAAAAAAGCATAAAAGATATCGCAAGTAGATTTGTGAGACTAAAGAAAGGTAAGTAATGCCGGATGTAAATAACCATATAAAAAGCTTTTTTAATTTCTTAGAAAAAAGAGATAACCGTAAAGCACCGGCTAGGTATAAATTTGCTCATGAACCTGAATCTCTAACACCAGAAGATCTAGATATAAAAAGTAATCTTGATCTAACCGATACTAAAATCACTACCCTACCTAAAGGTTTAAAAGTAGATGGAAATCTTAATTTAAGTAACACTGAAATAACCTCTCTACCTGAAGATTTAAAAGTAGGTGGAAATCTTAATTTAAGTAACACTGAAATAACCTCTCTACCTAAAGGTTTAAAAGTAGGTGGAAATCTTAATTTAAGACAAACTAAAATTACCTCTCTACCTGAAGATTTGCAAGTAGGTAGAGATCTTAGTTTAGATAAAACTCCTATTACTACCCTACCTAAAGGTTTAAAAGTAGGTAGAGATCTTGAGTTAGGAAATACTTTAATCACTACTTTACCTCAAGGTTTAAAAGTGAGTGGATATCTTGATTTAGACCACAGTAAAATCACTTCTCTACCTGAAGATTTAAAAGTAAGCGGGAATCTTTATTTAAAGAACACTGAAATTACTTCGATACCTTCGGGTCTACAGGTGGGAGGTAATATCATAATGACTACTCCCCCGGAAAATTACCCGGAAAATCTTGCCGATAAGATTTATATAGGCGGAGCTTCTTTAACTAAAGTTAAAGAGATTTATGCTGAGTATAATTCGCTTCCTGATATTGAAATAAAAGTTGGTAAAGCAGTTAAGAAAGGTAAAGGAAGAGAGTACCCGTATTCTAGTTTAAGTACAGCAATACCGTCAACTAGCTTTGCCGGAAGGAGTCTTAGAAAAGTACTAAGTACACTAACTACTTCTTTCGGTATAGATTGGGAAAAGATCTATATTACACAGGAACTAAGATCCGATCAGGTTATAGGAACCACCGAGGAGACTTATGTAGTAGGTACGGACAGTAAAGGAAGAGAGGTACTATATAAAACCGATGGGTTTGACTCTACACTAGTAAGTGATCAAGGTAAAGCAGCAATATCAAATATACTAACTGCATCTGGTAGACAATTATCACCACGTGCTGTAGCAGAGATAGAATCTAAATTATTTCCTAATAATGCAGAAGAAACTGCACCGAAGTTAGATAAAAAAGCTATAAAAGCTAAATTAGATAACCCAAATAACCCTTTAGTAAGAATAACTTTCGGTAGAAGGACTAGAGGCGGAAAAGGAATAGAAGGTAAACCAGAAGATCTACTACCGTTAATACAATCAGCTTCACAGGAAAAAGTTTATGCATTAGGACAAAAACTAGGTATAACTTGGGATAAAATGATTATTTATAAAGAAGACGGTGATACTTTATATGCACTTACAGGTAAAGATAAATCAGGTAAAGAGTATATGATAGATAGAGCGGGACATGGTGGAGGTTCATATACAAAAGTATACTCCGGTGGCGGTACGAACTTAACAATTAGTAGAGCAATAGATAGTACCCCGGAAGATTACAAAGAATAAAAACACATTAGTACATATTATGAGAAAGACTAAAATACAAGAAGCTGATTACGGAGATTTCCTACAGCCTAAAACGTTAGAAAAATTAAACAAGAAATCAGCCGATAGTCTAAAAGATATGCTTGGTGATAAATCAGTTCAACAAGCTATGATGAATTCCATGACAATTCTAAAGCAGATTCAAGCTATTGAAAAACCTTACCGTACTCAATTAGCTCAAATCGCTGTTGATATTGTTACTGAAATGTATCCAATCATTACAGATAACGATATTAAAATAGAAGCTGAAATAGTAACTGCTGTTACACAAGACTTTAATCTAGGACCTAATGAAGAAGAAGTAACTTCTGATAATATCTTTGATTTAGATCTAGATATTTCACCTGAAGCTAAACGTAGAATCATTAACAGTATCACTCAAGGTGCTGCAATCAGAGGTTCATTTGCATTCCAAATGTTTAGAAACAGTCTTTCTGATATAAACCCAGCCCTTGTTGAGAAGTATGGTGAATTATTAAATGATGCTTACGGTATCTACGATGACGATAATACAATTGCAATGATGCTTGCAATGATTTCAAGAAATCAGCAAACAAACGGAGGTGTAAGCGAGGGTGTATATAACGAAGAAGAAGATAGACTAATTATAAAAGCAAAAGCAATCTGTTTTCCAATTTTACTACAGGAAATCATAAAAGGTTTATACGAAATTATTTCACTACAAGGTTTTAGCAGTGATAAAGAGAAGAATCAAAAAATCGTAAAGAAGGTAGATACGGCCACAAACGAACCTGAAGATATTAGATACGGTAAATTCATACATGATGCTTTAAGAGATTTAATTTCTACTTATGGTGATGATGATCCTCGTGTAGCAAGTTACTTCCTAACAGATCTATACAGGTTAGATGATACAGAATTCTTAGAATTTATAGAGAACCTGTTAAATGAAGAGCTTACAAGAGATCAAATCAAATGGGCACAGAGCACAATAAGTGATATCGAGAGTGACCTAAAGAAAGATGATGCAGGCATGTAATATTGGGTAGTATATGAACCACATAAAAAACTTTTTTAGTTTCTACATACTAAAGTTGCTAGTCTGAATTAAAGTTCGTATCTTTAGATAGATGATACAGGTACAATCTAAAGAGTTTCTACAAGAACAAGTCGGCCATTTAAGACCGTTAAAATACAATAAGTTTCAATGGTGGAGAAACTACCTCTTCCCCGAACCTCTAAGTGATACCCAACCGCTTCTAAACCGTATTATTAACGGTGATTTTGACGTATCTCCCTACTACTGGATAGCACAAATGGCTCTTCACGAGATGCAAGATAAAATGGATGCCACTCGCTGCCTAGAAAAGAAAAGAGACCTACAGAGCTTCTATAATGAAAAATACCGTAGACTGATACAAGACTACGAGAAAGATGAATTTAAAAGAATGACAAGTCTCAAAAAAGCTTTCATAAAGAGATTCAAACTGACTGAAGAAGAACTTCAACAAGAAATGGAAAATTGTGTTGGAAGTCTGGAAGAAATGTACTATATTATAGAAGAGAACTACAAGAAGACTAAACTAACCCACAAAGAGGATTTAGTACAAGTCTTAAAATCACTGTAAATAAAAATAGAAATATATGCAAGAGTTAATGTCACTGTACGATTATTTAGGAAAGCCTGCAGGCAAAGCATTGGGTGCGGAAGTATACAAGGTTGCTAAAGCAGCTAGAACTAAAGTAGGTAATAGAGAAATTTCTAATCCTAAATACAAAGGAAAGGTTATATTATATACTAGAGATTTCCTAGATAGTTATTTCAATAATAACGAGAATATCGGAAAAAGACCTTAAAAGATATATCGGTTTTGTGACTAATCGATTAATAAAATAATACGTCTCTTATCTTAATTTTTAAATTTTATGAGTAAAAAACAGGGGGTCCTGAGTCTCAGTGGAGGGATGGACAGCAGTACGCTATTGCTACATCTATTAGCAGAGGGTTATGAAGTAACCGCATTATCGTTCGACTATGGTCAAAAACATAGAGTGGAATTAGAACGAGCACAATCGTTAGTACAGTACATTAATGGTCAGAGGTATAAATCAGATTATCCTAGAAATTATTCGGCTGTAACACACCAAATTATTAAACTAGACGGTCTAGCTCAATTACTAAATTCAGCTCTAGTAACAGGTGGTAATGAAGTACCTGAAGGACATTATGAAGAGGAGAATCAACGTCAGACTGTGGTACCAAACCGAAACAAGATCTTCAGTTCTCTAATTCAAGCAGTAGCTCTATCACTAGCTACCGTAGGTGAAAAACATGAGGTAAAGATTGCTTTAGGTATTCATGCCGGAGACTTTGGTGTATATCCAGACTGTAGACAAGAATTTAGAGATGCTGATATGGAGGCATTTAAGTTGGGAAACTGGGATTCTAACTTAGTATCGTTCTACACACCATATATAAATGTAACTAAGTTTGAGATCTTACAAGATGGTGAAATAGCATGTGAACAGCTAGGTCTAGATTTCGATGAAGTGTACAAACGTACTAATACTAGTTACAAGCCAATCTACATCCCGTTACCTGAAAGTACATCTAGAGTAGAAGAAACACATAGAACTGTATTTGGTACATGGTATTCAGACTACAAATCAGCTTCTTCCGTGGAACGATTAATCGCGTTTGCAAAACTAGGCCGACCAGACCCGGTAGCTTATGCTGACGAAACAGGGCCTGTAGCTTACGAAGTAGCGAAAGCACATGCACTTAAAATAGAAGAAGATTATTATAGAGAGGTAAGCAGTTAACTTCTTCTCAGTAAAACTAAGGTAATTCAACAGGTGTATCATATTTATAATCACACAATACTATAAATATGGTACACTATGTTTACAAAATTACAAACAAGAAGAATGGTAGGTATTATATAGGTTCTAGATCTTCTCCTAATCCATGTTTTGATAACTATATGTCTTCTTCTAAAATACTAAAAAATCTTTATAAAATTGAAGGGCTTAGTAACTTTGAGAAGGTTGTATTACAGCAATTTGATACTCGGGAGGAAGCTAATGCTTATGAAGATAAGCTTATCAGTACAGCTTTTCAAAACGAACCTGATAATATCTATAATCTACGAAGGTCCGGTATTGGAAAACACACTAAGAACTCTTTTAATAGGAGAGTAGACCTCTGGGTAGATTACTATGAAGCAATAAGAACAGAGTATCAAAGTGGGGTAAGTGTAAGTAGCTTAGCTTCTAGATACTGTTGTGATAAAACTACTCTATATAAAATACTAGGGACCTTATTAGATGCAAAAAGATATAGAAGTAAAGCGTGGGAACACGAAGAAGAGATAGTACAACAGTACCTACAGGGTTTTTCCAGAAAGTCCTTAGCTGAGAAGTATAAATGTGATATGTATACCTTAAAAAGTATATTAATAAAGCACAGTATTGAACTTAAAAGTTATTCTGAGCAGTATTTGATAGATAGACAGAGAGGTATTGAGAAAAAGACTACAGAGAAGGTACTTGATTTAGAGAAATTTAAAGAACTATATTATGATAAAGGTTATACCCTGGTTCAGATAGCAAAGTTCTTTAACATTCATAAAAATACTATCTCTAAACTTGCTTTAAAGAATAATATGATACTTAAACCTATAGGTTACCACAGCAAAGTTAAGAAACACCCGGCTTGGAACTATGTAGAAGAAATCCAGAAATACGCACAGACTACAACTAAAGCATATCTTCTAGAGAAATACGGTATAAAAGACCGTTTAACTTTAAATAGAATCTTAAAAGCAAAATAATTAAATTTATGTTAATATCACACGAAATACCAAAGCAGTTATTCCCATATGAAGGGTTGATAAATGATTACCCCTACGTACTAGGGCATCTACTAAAGAAAGATCCGGAGTATGCTGCTTTCTATAAAGAGAAATTAAAATCTGCCCCTTATTCTATTCTAGATAATTCTGCTTTTGAATTAGGAGAATCTATTCCAATGGAGGAATTGTATGAATTAGGTAAGGAGTATAAACCGACACACCTAGTACTACCTGATAAAGTTAATGATTACCACGTTACTCTAAGTAATGCTGCATCATATCTTGGAACTTATAGAGAAGATGATCAGAAATATATTGGAGTATGTCAAGGAGAGTCTTTTGATCAAATCTTTGATTGTGTTGAATTTTATACGCAGAATAAAGTAGACATTATAGCATTACCTTTTGATCTTATACCTGATTCTGATCACATAACTGTCCGTTACAGATTCTTAAACTGGATGCTACATGAAAAACATATACCGCTAGGAATAAAGATACACCTACTTGGTTGTCAAAATCCGGTCGAATTTCAATTATTTAAGACTCCTGGATTAGTTAAAAGCTTCATTCACTCCTTAGATACAAGTTCTCCGGTAGTAAATGGATGGGTGGGTAATGAATTAGGCCCACACGGTCTAACTAAACCAAAACCTAAAGCTAAACTAGCCGATAATCTAGATATTACATTAACACAGGATCAAATAGATCTTATTAGTAAAAACGTTAAAACCTTCCGTAGCTATGTCAGAAACAATTAATATGAATGATGCAGCAGCTAGATCTTTAGGATCTGCTAACTCCTACGCTGTATACACAGATACATTCGACCCGTCTCAATTAAATCCAATGCCTAGATCTGCCGCAAGAGGAGACTACGGTATAACAGGTAAGGAATTTGTAGGAGTAGATACCTGGCACTGTCACGAGGCTACTTTCCTATTAGAGAGTGGATTACCGCTAGCAGGTACTCTAAAAGTAATCTGTCCATCAGATTCAGAGTTTATGGTGGAATCGAAGTCATTTAAACTCTACCTTAATACATTCGATATGTGTAGAATGGGTAAAACTATAGACGAAGCTATTACTAACTATGAACAGCAAGTCAAGACTGATGTTAGTGCGTGTATTGGTGCAAATGTAGATGTAAAGTTCTTTAGATCAGGAGCCGATAGACTTATTAGTGAGGACCCGGGTAAAAACTATATTGATCTTTATAGTCATATCCCAACTGATAAGCTTGAATCTATACAAATAACAGATTACAGTTCAAGTGAATTCCACAGTGTTGTAGACGATTCAACAGCTACAAGTCAAGAAGCTTACTACTTCACAAATGTGTTAAGATCAAGATGTAGACACACCAAGCAAAAAGATACCGGTACTGCTTTCTTCCACATTAAAACTAAAAGAGGGGTTGTTAATCCAGTTGAACTACTTAAACTAGTGATATCGTTAAGAGAGGTAAATGAATTCCATGAGTTTTGTGCCGAAAAGCTTTACATTGAACTAATGAGCAATCCTCTAGTAGAAGAATGTAGCGTAATGTTACTATATGCTAGAAGAGGTTCTCTAGACATATGTCCAGTTAGAGCTACTAGACCAGCGCTAATATCGCCGGTTATCAAGTCTCCATATTATTACACAGTAAAAACAATGGGTCAATAATATGAAGCAATTAAATTGGGTAGTCTACGTGTCACAATCTGGGGGAGAGGTATTTGATTTATGTCGTAATCTAGACATAATACCTAAAATGCTTGTTACAAATAACATTAAGAAGTTAAGAACAGATGTAACAAAGTACCTGTGGTATAATGGATGTGACATAAGAACGGTACCTTTTAATCCTCAAATCTCTGATTATCTCCAAGAAGATATCCTAAGTAGTAACATAATAACGTTACATGGATATCTACGCATCTTACCCGTCGAATTAATTAATAGCTATAGTCCTAGGGTGATCTACAACGGTCATCCGGCTCCAATCACACTTAAAGAATACCCAGAACTAAAAGGGAAAGACCCTGTAGAGAGACTCTGGAAAGATAGAGAAAAATACGGAATTATAGGAACAGTCATACACGAGGTAACTGAAGGAGTAGATGAAGGTAACATAGTGTGTCATAATATCGAGACTAATACAGGGATAGAGTCTAAAGAGTGCATGTACCTTAAAACTAGAGAACTATCATTACAACTTTGGATTAAATTCTTTAAAGACCAGATATTAAAGTTGGATAGTTCAAATTAATTCCTTATCTTTATAATATATGAACATACTAATTGGATCCCACGGTACGGGAAAAAGTACACTACTAAAAGCAGTCCAAGAGAAGTATCCGGATTACTACGTAACAGATGGATTCTCAAGACCTGTCTTTAAGATTAGCAAGATGTTAGACTTCTCTGAACACGAGAAGCAAATAGTAATTAACGAATTGACGATGTGGGGGTATCAAAACTACCTATCACATAAAAATGTTATATCTACTCGTAGTATCGTTGACTGTATAATATATACAGGTATCCTACATCCAAAGATCGATACGTCAGAGATGTTAGAGTTGTTCGAAGCAACTAAAAACCAGGTAAACTATTTCTTCTATATTCCAATTGAATTTAGCTTTGTATATGATCCACAGAGATTGAATGAAGAGCTACAGAAGAAAGTTGATAGTCTATTTGTAGACTTTATTGAAAAGTATGTACCTAAGGAGCAGTTAGTTGTTATAACAGGTACTATTGAAGAAAGGTTAGAAACTATATCACAATACTTATAAATTATGACATTTCAATCAACTAAATTATTTGATGGGTACTCTACAGTCTTCCGCCAGTGGAGAGCTGAGGGTACCCATTGTTAGCAAATTCCTACATGGCTATGGAGTATCTTTTAAGGTTACGTTTGAGGGTGATCTAGATGAACGCAATTGGGTATGGGATTTTGGAGGTATGAAACGTGCCAAAGGTACCATCGATGGATTAAGCCCTAAGGCGTGGATGGATTATATGTTTGATCATACGTTAGTAGCTTCTATGGACGATCCTGAACTAGAGATTTTTAAAGAGCTACATGCTAAAAACATAGTACAACTAAGAATCGTACCTGCTACAGGTGCCGAACAGTTTGCTAAGTACATCTTTGATAAACTAGTAGAGTTTGTAGAAGAAGAGACTAGCCAAAGAGTCACTGTAACTCAAGTAGAGTTTATGGAGAATGGTAAGAATACAGCAATTTATAAATCTTAATATGGCACAGCAATTTATATTAAAACGAGGTGGATTAACTATCACTCTAGACTCCAAAGTAATAGATCTAGAATACCAGTTAGAATTTACTGCCGGTTCCTCTCCACGAGATATCCTGACCGAAAGAGTGAACCAAATAGGAGTAAGCTGGGTAACAAAGACTCTAGATAAAACTACTCTAGTTAATCCAGCTAAACCTGTAGAAGCAAAAGAAAAGATGTGGCGAGTAAGTTTAGCAGGTAAAGACGGTGATTGTGAACCTTCGTTAACTAATCTAGCAAAAGAAATATTTCTAGCTATGGCAGTACTGTTTGAAAGTGATGATGAATTAAAGATTAACAGGGTCGTAATTAGTTATGAAGATGAGTATATAGTATGTACAAAAGATACTATAGTTCCACCTGAACCCCATCAGTGGTTTGCCACACACTACGATTCAGTAAAGGAATATGCAAAGGTTATAGGATTTACAGAGATTAAGAAATAAAAGTTGCTAGTCTGATTAAAAATACTTATCTTTAGTGTATGGAAGCAATACTACATTTTCTAGGACTTTGCGGAGATAGCCACGTAAGTATCTTAAGTATGGTTACAGAGTGGCCAAACTTTTCTCCTATCTCAAATTATATCAGGCAATTATTTAAGTAACAATTTAAAACATGGAGGTAAACTATGAAGTGTATTAAAAACAAAGCAGACGGTACTATAAAAAGAGTAACCGATGAAGTAGCATTTACAACAGTAGGGGCTAAATGGGACTATGTGTCTAAAAGTGAATGGAAGAAGGCTACTAGAGTAGTTGTAGAAGTAACAGCACCCGCTGTAGTAGAAGAAACCACAGTTGCTGAAAAGCAGTTAAAACGTAAAAAGTAAAAGTAATATGAAAGTAGTAGATTTATTAGGAAATGAAATTAAAGTAAACGATATTGTAACACATGCCACTAAGTGTACTAGTAGCGCTTATCTTAGAAGAAGTATCGTAAAATCAATCACATCAGAGAAGACATATAGAGGTGATAACACTATCTACAAAGTTGCTTTAAAGAGTATAACTGTTACTAAAGCACGTAAATGGAATAGAGAACTTCGAAATCTTGGACCTGAAGAAACATTTGTAACCTTTGGAAGTCCAACACAAAGTACTTACGTATCAAAAGATACACCTGTAGATACCTTCAAATTTCAGGGTATTAGATTAGGTACTCTAGAACAAGCCTATACTCCTGAAGAAGTAGAAGCAATTAAGAAAACTTCAACAAAATTAAACTATGAGTAAAATAGACCCAAATAAATTGTTAATATCTTCTGATTTCTATTGAATTAATTAGTAAGAAAACATAATTTATTAGTATTTATTATAAATAGTAAATATGAATAAGATACATTATGTATACAAAATTACAAACTTAAGAAATAGGAAAGTCTACATTGGAGTAAGATCTCACCCTAACCCGGAATTAGACTCTTATATGAGTAGCAGTACTATTATTTCAAAACTCATTAAAATAGAAGGTATTAGTAATTTTAAAAAAGAGATACTACATAGTTATTCAACTAGGCAAGAGGCTGAACAAAAAGAAAAAGAGTATCTAACTGAAGAATTCTGTAATGACCCTAATACCTATAACATTAACAGTAATTCAGGTGTACAAGGAGATATGCATGGGTTTAGAAAAGATTTATGGTATGACTATTACGATGAGATAAGAGAACAGTATAATAGAGGAATATCCGCTAAAGAATTAGGGAAAAAGTATTTATGTGATACAGGAACTATTAGAAAATTAGTAGAAGATATCAAACGAACTAGATCTGAAACCCAAATACTTAGGTTTTCTAAATATACATCCGGTAATAGAAATATTAAGTTGGACGACAGTATAGAGAGTATAGTACGATGGTACCAAGAGGGAGTATCTGTAAATCAAATAGGTAGAAGGCTTGGAGTAAAGCATCAAGCTATAAAAAGTCGATTAGAGGAACAAGGTATTGAAGTAAGGAAATCATCAAAACACACAAAAGAGATCCCAACTAATAGAAAAGATGTTTGGGAATTCAAAGAAAAAATCTTATTTTTATACAAAGAAGGTAAAACTTTAAATGAAATAGCTACTATCTACGGATGTAAAGGGGGAGTTATAAAAAAAATTCTAATAAGGCATAATATCCCTATTAGAAGTAAGAAAGATAATGTAAGATATCAAAAAACAGAAGTTATAACTGATTTGTATAAACAAGGTTATAAAGTAACTGAAATTCAGAAAATGACACACACTAATTTTAACATTGTAAAAGAAATAATAAGTAAAATATGTCAATAAGAGCAGATCGTTTAAAAATTTCGTCAGATTTCTATTCCGTCCAAGGAGAGGGAATTTCATCTGGTATACCTTCTTACTTTGTAAGATTAGGTGTCTGTAATCTAACTTGTGGTATGTCTCGTCAATTTGCTAATAAGCTAATGAAAGAAAAAACACTAGAGGATGGTGAAATATTTAAAGGTGATCTAGAGTTAGAAGGTAAAGCAACCTGGACTTGTGATTCAACAAGTCAATGGTTATGGAGAGGTGAGGATAAAGAATTCCAGTATCTAATTGATAGATGGAAGGAACAAGGTATCTACGATGATATTCTAGACGGTACTATCCATATTATCTGGACTGGTGGTGAACCAACGATTAAAGGACATCAAGAGGCTATTGTTAATTTCTTCAGGTATTGGGCTACCCAAGAAATGGATACTTTACACATCCCTATGACACCTTTTAATGAAATTGAAACTAACGGTACAGTGGTGATTGAAGATAATCTTTTCATTAATATCGATCAAATCAACTGTTCACCTAAACTAGCTAATTCAGGTTTAGATAAAAAGCAACGTATTAACCCAGACGCTATTAAGCGTATAATGCAACACAGCTGCTACCAGTTTAAGTTTGTTGTTAGCGTAGAAGAAGATATTAAAGAGATATTTAACGACTTTATTGAACCATTTAATATACCGTTAAAAAACGTAGTGATAATGCCAGGGCTAGATGATGCATCCAACTTTGAAGAACGTACTAAGTTTAGCTTAGAGATGGCTAAGAAGTATAGACTAAGAGGTTTAACACGTCTTCATATTGCAGCCTACAATCAGACACTTAATGTGTAAAAAATATTTGGAAAATCGAAATAAATAACATATCTTTAAATTATGATAGCAAGTATTATTTACCGGATAGTGTATATTCCTATAATTTATAAGACCTTAAACGTATAGTATGGAAAACTACCTAGATTATAAAGGATATAGGTACTACTATGAACATAGATTAGCAGAGCATGGAGTTAGTGTTTGCTTAGCAACTAAAGATCCTACAGCATATTGTAATGGATTCTTTCTCTACTCAGACAAAGACCCAGGAGACGGTAAAGAGTTTGTAATCACACACCACAATAATCCAGGTGATATATGGGAGTCTTGTTAAAAACATTAAACGTATAATATGAAAGTAGATAAAACAGAGCTATATAAGCTCTACATGGAATGGGTAGATAAAGTAGCAGATGAATGTGAATGGAAAACTCATTTCGGACCTAAAGAGATAGTATATGCTATTGCTAAAATATTAGAAGAACATCCAGAATTAATATTAAACAATTAAAACAAATAAATATGACAAACACAAATCAACCTACCCCATTAACCATCTCAGAATCATTTAGAATTGAGCAAGAAAGAATAGAAGTAGATAAAACTCTTCAAATAATAAGGTCTCTTGCCGACTTACTTTATGTAGAGACTGAATATAGAACAGGTGCATTAACAAACAGTCTTGGATTTAGTGCCGAACAAACATTAGTAATCAGGACGAAAATAATTGAACAAGTAACCAAACTGTAATGAAAGTATACACAAAGAAGGGTGATAAATTGATAAATTCTTTTTACATTAAAGTATTAAACGTATGATACAGGTTATTAAAATACCTCAGCCATATGGTATATATAAAGGGAAAGAGTATTTAGCAAAGACTGCTCAATTTTTTACAACTATCACAAGAGGTGATGTTGAGTTAAGTCCTTATGACAACTTAAATAAATTCATAGAAGAGAAAGAAAAAGAAGGGTATGCTATATGTTTAGAATACATGAAGAAAATAATACCCTTTAAACCCCTACCTCATATGGAAGCTATAGATAGATTAATAGTAAGAATGGCATTTTTAAAATAAACAAATGAAAGTATACACAAAGAAGGGTGATGATGGGACTACAAGTCTATTAAGCGGTAAAAGAACTGCTAAAATCACACCTAAGATAAAAGCAGTTGGTGCATTAGATGAATTAAATTCATTTGTTGGACAGGTAGTAGCTAAGAGTAGAGCTGATTTAGGCTTTGAATCTTTACAGTGGGATCTATTCAATATGGGTGCCATGGTTATAAACGATAATGGCATGGAGCTTGAAACTATTACCGAAGAAGGTATTACTGCTTTAGAAGATGCGATGGACCTATTACAAGCTCAACTACCACCTCTTAAGAACTTTATTCTACCTCGTGGAAGTGAATTAGTTACGGCTATTCATATCTGTAGATCAGTTTGTAGAAGAGCTGAAATAGCTTGCCTTGAAGCAGATACCGATGAAATTATAGTAAAATACTTAAACAGATTAAGTGATTACTTCTTTGTATTAGCTCGTTATACAGATTATAAAGAAGGAGGACAAGAAACACTTTGGAAAACTAAATAAAAACAAATATGACAGTAGCATTTTTAACATTAGTAGTACTAGTAGTAACAGTACTTGTAATTGGAGTACAGAAAGCAAAAAAGAGAAGAGGTGGTTTACCACCTGAAGGATATAAGGTAGATTGGGATAATATAGTTGGAGAATCAGAATAAAATTCTTATATTAAGACATATGAGTAAGATAGTAAATATAGAAGAGCTTGAAGTAGCTCAACCCGGACATGCTAATGGAATCTCTCTACAACTAGCTAGTAAAGTAGCATTAAACCCTACTATACTATCTTTATCTGAGGATGAAAAGCAAGCAATTATAGAAGAGGCTGCCAAGCACTTCGGTAACTTCCTAACTGCATTAGGAGTAGATTGGGTAAATGATCCAAATAGTAGTAATACACCAAGACGTGTAGCAAAAAGTTACGTCCGAGATTTATGGAGAGGTAGGTATGAAGCTTTATCTCCGGTGATAACATTTCCTGCCGATGGTTATACAGGATTAGTATTTGAAGGTAATATACCAGTTACAAGTATGTGTTCACACCACCACCAGCAAATCTCAGGTAAAGTGCATATCGCCTATATACCAACAGCTGAAGGTAGAGTGATTGGTTTATCTAAACTAAATCGTATTGTAGAACACTTTGCAAGAAGAGGTGCTATCCAGGAACAGCTAACAGTAGCTATACATAGTGCAGTAAAGAATATCTGTGAAGGTAATCAAGGTGTAGCTGTGATGATAGAGGCTGGACATAGCTGTGTATCTTGTAGAGGAGTTAAGCATCAAGGTGCTAATATGATTACCTCTAAATTGGATGGAGCATTTATGGAAGAAGATGCTTGTAGGAGTGAATTCTACGAGTTTGTAAAGACAAGTAAGAGTGGAAAATAAGAGAGCAACAGGATTGGGTGATACTATAGCACAGATCACCCATTTCTTTAAACTAGATTTACTAGCCGAATGGATAGCTAAGTTAAGAGGTAAGGAAGATTGTGGGTGTAGTAGAAGGAGAGATAAGTTAAATAAGCTTGTATCCTATGTACACATACCTGAAGATCAATACATATTTGTGGAACCACGCAAGTTTCGAATCTTAGAAGACATAACTATCCCCGGCGATGCTCTTGATTACATTACCTACACAAAAGACGAAATAGTCTTTATTGATCCAAGTTATGGAATCTACTATAACCTAAGAGATCTAATAGCTAACAATAAAATTAAACCAGAAGAGTAAAATATGTTAAATGTAAATCAAATCCTACAAGAAGGATTGTTAAAACTAGAACACACCCTAGGTAAACCTGCCCAGGTTGGTTATGACTTATCCTTAAAACAAGTAGATAAGGTTGGAGGTAATGGAGCAACTAAAATGGGAAGAGTTCTAAAAGATAGAACCGAATTAGCAACTTACACACCACATCCATTAATGAACTTAGATGGAATATCAGGGTGGATTTTATATAGCGGAGTATATAGTCTAACATTTGCCGAAGGATGTAAGATTCCGGCCAACAGAGTCGGATTTATTAAACAGCGTTCTTCACTCTATAGAAACGGTGTAATTATTAACTCACCTGTATTCGATCCTGGATTCGAGACTACTTTTATGGGTACACTAGCCTACGTACACGAATCTATCTTTATCGAAGAAGGTGCAAGAGTGGCACAAATCTATTTCCACGAATGTACACCTCTAGAAGAAGGTCAACTCTATGCAGGGCAATTTCAGGGTGACAAACAAAGAAAATAGTTGGTAGTCTGAAATAAAGTTCATATATTTAGTTTAAATAAAAAATTAAAAGTTATGAAACAAAAAGACAAATTTGTAGACGTAAAGTTAAATTCGTTAGAAACTTACAAAACTACATTAAAGACTTCAATTAAAGAACTTGAAAGTTTAAACAGTTTCGGATACGTAAAACACTCGACATCTCTTTGGAGATCAACCGGATGGGTGAAAGAAGGATTTACTCCAGTCGATTATGAATATGATGCACAACTGGGAGAAAATTTCTTCTTCGGTGTAGATTTTCTTTCTAAAGAAAAAATAGAAGTAGCTCCTAATGACTTGTCAAACGAACCAGTCGATAGAGAAAAAATTCAAGATTTTGTAGTTAGATGTGAAAATAAAGAAGCATTAATTCATATTCTAAAACCGTTTTCTAATTCTAAAGATGTAGAAATCGAAACTATCACTTATAAAATTGGAGATAAAGTAGAAATCAATCTTGATATTATTAGAAATCCATTTCCTGGACGTCAAATTAGATTAAGATTGGATGGATACGGATCAATAAAAGGTGATTGTTTTCATGGAAAAGTTGGTACTATTAGAGGATTTAAGCAAGTATACAGAATACCTCATTGGAGAAATGTACTAATTGATTTTCCTAATTTGAGTATGCCTCTTTCTCTAATGTACTTAAATAGAGTAGATTAGAGTTGGCGGTCTGAAATAAAGTTCATATATTTAGTTATGCAAGAAATACAAAAAAGTTACGTTACAGTCAATAGTATTGAGACCCTAACCTCGTTAGTAAACCATATCCGTGAAAATGAGCTTATTGCTCTAGATATCGAAACCGATTCACTTAATCCTAGAAAGGGTCGAGTGATCGGTTTTTCTATCTGCGGTAAAGAGGGACATAGTTTCTATATGCCTACTATGGCGTTTAAGGATGAGAAGTTAGATAATTTATACATAGGTAAACACAACTGCCAAGAGCTAGCACATAAGACCCTATCTATGCTTGTAGATAAAAAGGTTATATGTCATAATGCTGCATTTGACTTGAGATTCATTAAGAATTTCTACGATATCAACCTAATACCTTCTCTACATGCCGATACAATGCTACTTGTTCACACAGTACAAGAAGAGGGTGCATTTGGTTTAGGTAATCCTTTTGGTTTGAAATCAATTGCTAAAATGGTTCAGAAGGAGTTAGGTTTAGATATTGATACTGAAGCCAATGAAGAGCAGATAGAACTAAAAGAGAGTATTAAGAGAAATGGCGGCAGTACGACTAAGGATTGCTTTGAGATTTATAAAGCAGATATGGATATCTTGGCTAAGTATGGCGCTGCCGATACTGATTTAACTCTCCGTATCTATAACTACTTCGTACAGAAGCTAATAGACGAGAATCTAGAAGATTTCTTTTTCAACGAAGAGGTAATGCCTGTCTATAAAGAGGTTACGGTACCAATGGAAGAGTATGGTGTTGAACTGGATATGGAACTAATCAAAGATACCAAGGATAAGATAGAGAAGGACTTGGATGAGTATGCTAGATTAGTAACCGAAGAGCTATTAACTGATTCTAGAGTCAAGCAATGGATAATGGATATGGCTTTAAAGGCTTATCCACCAACCACTAAAGGTACATTTGCCCAGGAATTGATTAGACAATCAGGTATTGAACTACCTAAATCTGAGAAGACCGGTAAGTTTACTCTAAATAAGAGTACCGTTTTATCTCTACCAGAAGGGGATCTCAAGCAGTTCTTAGTTGTAGGTGATCTTAATATACTACCACGAGAAACCCTTGTTAAAACCAGTCTAACACTGTGGAAAGAAGATAATGAAGGTAAGTACTTCAACATACAATCTAAAGACCAGTTAGGTCAGATTGCTTTTGATGTCTTGGGTATCAAACCTTTATCTACTACAGCAAAAGGTAAACCTCAATTCGATGACGATGTTATCGAAGTTATTTCAAAGACTGAGAAGTGGGCCGAAAACTTACGTATCTATAACAAGCTACTAAAGATTAAGTCTACTTATGTGGATAGATTTTACGATAGGCATGAGGACGGTAGGTACTATTTCTACTTTAAGCAGCATGGTACGGTATCGGGAAGATACGGTTCTGATCTACAGCAGCTACCTAAACCTAAAGAAGATGGCGAGGCAGCACCTATCATAGTTCATTACAATAATCTAGTAAGAGCATTCCTGGTAGCAGAAGAAGGTAGGATGTTAATTGACTGTGATTATGAATCCCTAGAACCAACCTGTTTTGCATCTGTTACAGGTGATGAAAAGTTACAGGAGATCTTTAATAAGAATCATGACTTCTATTCTACTGTAGCTATTCAAACCGAAAAGCTAGAAGGTGTTAGTGCCGATAAAAAAGCACCTAATTTTCTTAAAAAGCTTGACCCGGTCAAGAGAAATAAAGCTAAAGCCTATTCACTAGGTATTGCCTATGGGATGGAGTCATTTGCACTAGCTAAGACTTTAGATATACCTCAAAAAGAAGCCGATAAACTAGTACAGGGCTACCTAGATGGTTTTCCTGGATTAAAAGCATGGAGAGAGAATTCAAGACAGTTCGTTAAAGAGAATGGCTATATCGTTAATAAGGTAGGTAGGATTAGACACTTACCTAGAGTTAAACAGATCTATGCAACTACTGGAGATCAAATACTAGATTGGAGGTTTAGAAAGGAGCTAGAAGGTAAATATGGTAAAGAACGAGTACTTCAAGTCTACAGAGACTATAAGAATGGATTGAATAACTGTCTAAACTATCAGCTACAGTCTTTAGCTGCCGCGATTGTGAATAGAGCTGCCGTACAGATTAATAGAGAGTTAAAGAAGATGGGTATTGATGGATTAGTCCAGGCACAAGTACATGACCAGTTAATCATAAATGTACCGGTAGAACATGCCGAAGAGGTAGCTAAGATGGTAAAAGAGAAGATGGAAAATACTACTAAGCTAGATGGCGTTACGCTTAAAGCACCTCCTGCTTTATCTAAAAATTTTCGCGATGGCCATTGATTTTTATTGTAGACGAGGCTATTTATAATTACATTATGAATATGAATCCTGAGTACCTTAAAACATTCGGAGTGGTAATAGGTGCAGTTCTAGCAACTGTAGCACCTTACATTGGAAGCTGGATTGGTAAAAGGTTTTCAAAACATGACGAAGCTACTGTATTTATCGACAATACTAAACATCGAATTACCATAAATGAAGTTTTAGTTGAAATAAGAGCTCTAATAGGAGCTAATAGAGTAGCTATTGTTGAATACCATAATGGAAATACAGCTATAAATGGTCTACCGTTTAACTACTCGTCGATGACTTACGAGAAAGCTGATAACACTACTCGTGAAATGATGCTAAACTATCAAAGAGTCCCGATTTCACCGGTATGTGAGTTATTAATGGATGTTCATACCTCTGATGAAGGTTATATAAGAACAGGTAAGGATTACTATAGAGAATCAGTTGTAGAGTTGAATAAGTATTACGGTATAGAGACTAACTATATATTCAGAATCGGTAATCATATTAAATTTGGAACTGTACATGTAATGTGGGTAAACGAAGATATAGTCCTAACTGACGAAGAAATAGAAACAATTCACTTAAAAGTTTTATACATTAACGAGGTTATGAGTAAGATGAAAAAACATAGCTAAAAAAGTTGGCTGTCTGAATAAAAGTAGTTATATTAATTAAAGTTATAGAATAGATATGTTACGAACAGAATTTATAAAATTTGACGATAAGCTATTCGTCCTTAAGAGAAAAATACACGAACATCAAAACCCTAATGTAGATGCCTGGAAAGAGCATCTAAGAGCAGATACTGTCTTGAAGAAAGATGGTCTACTCTACTTTCTTGAACTCGTCCCCGAGCTAGAAGAAATCAAAGAAGCAGAAGTTATGGAAACTCCACAAATACAAGAACAAATACAAGAACAAATATGAGCACAACACTAAAGCCTGTGAATGGGCACGTTATTTTAAAACCTGTAGAAGAACAGGAGCAAATGTCTGGAAACATTATTATTCCGGATCTAGGTAAAGAAAAGCCTGAGATAGCTGTTATTGTAGCAGTATCTGATACCTTTAATTGGCATACCGGTTATACCGTTAAGATTGAAGGTCTAGAGGTGGGTAAGAAAGTAGTTATACCTAAGCTAGGTAGTCAACGTATAAGTATTGGAAGTGAAGAATACTTCATGACAAAAGCAACTGAAATTATTTCAATAATAGAAGACTAAAAGATTATGATAGAAAACACAACAGGAACAGAATTGAAGCTAAAATTAGCTCAAGGTATTAAAAAGCTAAACCAGACCGTCTCCTCTACTCTAGGACCAGGCGGTAGAACAGTTCTTATCGAGGATAAGGTTAATGGTATTAAGGTTACAAAAGATGGCGTGTCTTGCGCAAGAGCTTTTACGGAGTTAAAAGATGAAGTAGAGAACATTGGAGCTCAATTAGTTAAGCAAGTATCAATCAAGTCTGCTAATGAAGCAGGTGATGGTACGACTACGTCGACTTTACTTGCTACAGTATTAGTAGAAGAAGGAATTAAGGTAATTGACCTGGGTACTAATCCGGTAGAAGTTAAGAGAGGTATTGATAAAGCAGTAGCTGATGTGATCCGTGATTTAAAATCAATCGCTCAAGACATTACCACTCAAGACCAAGTAAAACAAGTAGCTACCATCTCAGGTAACAACGATGAAGAAGTGGGAAACTTAATCGCTTCAGCTATTGAAAAAGTAGGAAGAGAGGGTATTGTATCGATTGAAGAATCAAAGACTGGTGAAACAGTTTTAGAAGTAGTAGAAGGTATGCAGTTTGAAAGAGGTTACAAATCACCTTACTTTGTTACTAATAATGATTCAATGCAGGCACTTCTAGAAGATCCTTACATATTAATCTTTGACGGTAGAATCGTGACCGCCCAGGAGTTATTACAAGTTTTAAATAAGGTAAATGCCGAAAATAAGGCTATCCTGATTATAGCAGAAGACTTTGGAGATGAAGCTCTAGCTACTCTAATCGTTAATAAGATGAGAGGTATCATTAGAGGTGTAGCTGTTAAAGCACCAGACTTTGGTGAAAGACGTACTCTAATCCTAGAAGATATCGCTATTATGACCGGTGGTCAAGTTATAAGTAAGGATAAGGGTCTAAAATTAGATAAGATGACCGGCCAACAATTATCTCAATACCTAGGTAGAGCTAGAACGGTGACTGTCGATAAAGAAAAGACTACTATTATAGACGGGAAAGGTGAAGAAGCTTTAATTACAGCAAGAGCTGGTGAGATCAAAGCACAACTAGAACGTCCAGGTGTTAGTCCATATGAGAAAGAGAAACTACAAGAGAGACTAGGTAAACTAATTGGAGGTGTGGCGATAATATCAGTTGGAGGTAACTCTGAGATTGAGATGAAAGAGAAGAAAGATAGAGTAGAGGATGCTTTATTTGCTACCAAAGCTGCTTTAGCAGAAGGTGTTGTACCTGGAGGTGGATTTGCATTAACAGTTGCATCTGAAAGCTTGGCTACACTAAGAGAGACTCTAAGTAGAGATCAGCAAAAAGGTGTTGATATTGTATACGAAGCCTGTCAAGCTCCTTTCAGAAAGATCTTATCTAATGCAGGTATCGAGAATTGGTACAAAGTAAGTCACGATGTATTAGCATCTGAATTACCTAATGCAACTTTCAATGCTAAGACTCAAGAAGTAGTAGATGCTTTTGAAACTGGTCTACTAGACCCGGTGAAAGTAACTAGAATTGCTCTAGAGAATGCTGCATCAGTAGCTGGAACTATTCTAACTACAGAATCAGTTATCTATACAAAGAAAGACGAAAAGAAAGATAACCAAGCCGGAGCACCAGGAATGGACATGGGATTCTAATTTAACTAACTAAACAAAATAAAAACATGAAAACAATGATCACAGCAGCTGTAATCGCACTATTCCTAGTAGCTTGCGTAAACAATACAGCACCAACTACAACTACTGACTCTACAAAGATAGACTCAGTAAAAGTAGACACTACAGGCGT